GCTCCGAATAACATCCAACCCCGATTTCGTGAGGTAACATGGGCAAGCGATCACCGATCACCAGCCCGTCTGATGCTGTCCGCATCATGCAAGGCGTGACGCAGGAAATACAGCCGCCAAGCCATGTTCCGATGGACGCAATGGACTGGCCGTTTTGGCATAACGTGGTTGGCGAGTTTGCGCGTGCTGAATGGAGCGAACACCAGCTTGAGTTGGCGGCGATGCTTGCGCGGACAATGGCAAACCTTGAAGCAGAACAGCGGCAGTTGCGGGTCGAGGGTTTTATCTCGGTTCGGGAAAATGGAACCAGCGTCGAAAACCCAAGAGCTCGGGCGGTCAAGAGTTTGACGGGTGACATTCTTTCGCTGCGCCGTTCGCTTGCCTTGCACGCGCGCGCGAAGTCGGGTGACAGCCGCACCGATGCCAAGCGCCGCGATGTGGCTAAAGGACTAGAGGCTGATCTAGGCGACGATCTCATTGCGAAGCCTGCCACGTTTCAATGACACGCGGCGAACGGGTTTGTGAGTTTATCAGTCGATATTGCCTCATCCCCGAGGGGGCGCATGTCGGCAAGCCGATCAAGCTGGCAGACTTTCAGCGCCGGTTTCTGCTAGAGGTTTACGACAACCCGCACGGCACGCGGCGAGCTTACCTTTCGGTCGGCAGAAAGAACGGCAAGACTGCGCTGATTGCGTGCATCTTGCTGGCGCACCTAGTTGGGCCGGAAGCGAAGTTGAACAGCCAGATCGTAAGCGGCGCGCTATCGCGCGAGCAGGCGGCGCTGGTGTTCAATTTGGCGGCGAAGATGGTGCAGTTATCGCCCGAGCTATCCAAGATTGTCCGCATTGTCCCTAGCGGCAAGCGGCTGATCGGGCTGGCGATGAATACCGAGTTCAAGGCTCTGGCGGCAGAGGGTAAGACGGCACACGGCCTGTCCCCGATCCTCGCCATTCTTGACGAAATGGGGCAGGTTAAAGGCCCGCAGAACGACTTTGTGGACGCTATCACGACCTCGCAGGGCGCGCATGAAAGCCCCTTGCTGATCGTGATTAGCACACAGGCACCGACCGATGCGGACTTGATGAGCATATGGCTGGACGATGCTGTGCGGTCGGCTGATCCGACGATGGTTTGCCACCTGTATGCAGCGCCGGACGATTGCGAATTGCTGGATCGCGGGGCTTGGAAGGCGGCGAACCCGGCGCTGGGATTGTTTCGCAGCGAGCAGGACGTTGAAGAGCAGGCGCGGCAGGCCGAGCGGATGCCCGCGACCGAAAACACGTTTCGGGTGCTGACGTTAAACCAGCGCCGCAACATGGTTTCTGCTTTTGTGTCTCCCGGTGTTTGGAAGGCTGGGAACGGTGAGCCGGGAGCGCTCGACGGGCTTGTCTACGGAGGCCTCGACCTCTCGGCCACTACCGACTTGACCGCGCTAGTGCTGACAAGCCGCCGCGACGGGGTGTTGAGCGTGCATCCGTTCTTTTGGATGCCGCAGGATAGCGTGGCTGATGCGGCCAAGCGCGACCGCGCGCCCTATGACGTATGGGTGCGGCAGGGGTTTTTGCGCACCACGCCTGGCAAGGTGATTGATTACGACTTCGTGGCCCGCGACATTGGCGAGATTTGCGCTGGTTTGAACATCGGCAAGCTCGCTTTTGACCGCTGGCGGATGGACAGAATGAAGGGCGCGCTAGAGCGTCAAGCGGTTGACCTGCCGCTGGAGCCGTTCGGGCAAGGTTATGTTTCAATGTCGCCTGCGTTGGATGCGCTGGAGGCTGACCTGTTAGCCGAGCGCGTTCGGCACGGCGGGCATCCGGTGCTGGCAATGTGCGCCGCTAACGCGGTGGCCGTGCCTGATCCTGCGGGCAATCGTAAACTGGACAAGAGCAAGGCGACTGGCCGCATTGACGGCATGGTGGCGCTAGCAATGGCGGAAGGGGTTGAAGCTATGGGCACCGAACCTGTGCAACAACCCTACATCATGGCTCTCGATTGATGGGAGTTCTCGACTTCTTCTGGCCTATGCCAGTGCGAAAAAGCCAAACGGTTATTGAAACCAAGTCGGCTAGTGCGCTTTCGGTTGAAAGCGTCCTGCGGGATATTCTTGGCGCGTCCAATAGCAAGGCTGGGCAGGCGGTCACGCTACGCACGGCAATGGAAGTCACGACCGTCTTCGCTTGCGCGCGCGTCATTGCCGAGGGTATCGCGCAGGTTCCGTTGCGGCTTTACCAGCGTGATGCGGACGGGCGCAGGCGTGAGGCGCGGGATCATGCGCTTTGGGAAAAGTTCAACTATCGCCCGAACCAGTGGCAGACGCCTTTTGAGTTCCGCGAACAGATCGGCCTTCACCTAGCCCTGTGCAATAACGCCTTCGTCTATATCACGCGGGACAGTCGCGGCGAGGTTTTGGAGTTGCTGCCGTTTGAACCGGGCAGCGTAACAGTCACTCGTGAAACAGACTGGTCACTGACTTACCGCATCACTGACTTGGATGGACGGCGGTTGCCGGTCGAGCCGGGGAACCTGTGGCACATTCGCGGGCCTTCGTGGAACGGTTACGCGGGTTTGGATGCGGTGCATCTGGCACGCAATGCAATCGGTTTGTCGCTGGCCACTGAAGAGTTTGCATCGTCGCTGTTCGCCAACGGCGCGCGACCGGGTGGTATCCTCTCGACTGATCAAAGCCTACCGCCTGAGACGCAAGAGCAGATCAAGGCGGCTTGGGCTGCTTCGCAATCCGGCGCAGGCAACGCGCTCCGCACGGCCCTTCTGACGGGTGGCCTTAAGTATCAAATGCTTTCGCAGACCAGCGACGAGGCGCAGTTTATCGAAACGCGCAAGTCGGTGATCCCTGACATCTGCCGCGCCTTCCGCGTGCTGCCCATCATGGTCATGCACGATGAAAACCAAGCCAGTTATGCTTCGGTCGAGCAGCGGTTTATCGCTCACCTGACGCACACGCTCGCGCCTTGGTATGAACGACTTGAAGACAGCATGAACGCTAATCTGCTGACGCCTATCGAGCATCGGCAGGGGTATTACTTCGGCCATGTCACAAGTGGCTTGATGCGCGGCACCGCGAAAGAGCGCGCCGAATATCACCAGATTTTGAAGCAGAACGGCGTCATTAGCGTGAACGAATGGCGCGATGCTGAAGACATGGATCGCAGCGACGATCCTCTGGCGGACAGGTTGTTGCCCGCTGCTAATCTCTACGGGCCGGAGCAACCGCCCGCCCTTACGGAGTAACGAAATATGGAACGGATGGCTTGCGGCCTTCGTGAACTCAAGTTCGCGGAGAGCGGCGAAACTATGTCGTTCACCGGCTACGGCGCGGTGTTCAATAACGTTGACAGCTACGGCGATATGATTGCGCCAGGGGCGTTCGCGCAGACCCTTTCGGCGCACAAGTCGGCAGGCACTATGCCCATGATGCTTTTGGAACACGGCGGTGATCTGCCGGTGGGCGTGTGGAAGTCGATGGCTGAAGACGGCACGGGCCTGATTGTGTCGGGCGAGTTGCTGCCGACCACGAAGGGCAAGGATGCTTACATCGCGCTGAAGGCTGGTGCGGTAAACGGGCTTTCGATTGGCTTCCGCCCTACTGAGTTCCAGATGCGCGCCAAGCCGGAAGACCCCCGCCGCATGCTGAAGTCGGTAGAATTGGTCGAAGTCTCAATTGTCGGGTTGCCTGCAAACGGGAAGGCCCGCGTTGCCGATGTGAAGTCGGGCGACGAGTTGAAGGCGGAAATCTCCAAACTGTCCGATTTGGGCAACGTGCTGCGTGAGGCAGCGGGTTGGTCAAGGTCGCAGACGGAAGCTGTGTTGAGCAACTTCCAAGCAAAAGCCGATCAGGGTGAGCCTGATGTGGCGGAAATCGTGGCGGCTCTCCGCCATAATCTCTCCATCCTAAAAGGATAATCATCATGGATATCACTGAAGTAAAGGGTCTCATTGAGGCTCAGGGCCGCGCTTGGGAAGAGTTCAAGGCGTCCAATGACGAACGACTGAAGGCCGAAGCCAAGGGCGCTGCTGATGTGCTGTTCGAGGAAAAGGCCGCGAAGATCAACGCCAGCCTCGACGACCTGAGCGACAAGCTCAAGGCTGTGGAATCCAAGGCTGCGCGTCCGGTTGTCGGTGCTGACGGCATGGATCAGGACGAGGTTGAGCACCGCAACGCCTATCGTGGCTGGATGCGCAAGGGCGAAGAGAACGGCCTTGCCGAACTCGAAGCCAAGGCGTTCCGCACCACGGTGAACGCTGACGGCGGTTTTGCTGTGCCGAAGGTGATTGATCAGGCCATCATCAAGCGCCTGGTTGACATTTCGCCGGTTCGTTCGGTGGCGCAGGTCATCCAGATCGGCACAAGCGACTATAACAAGCTGGCCGATGTTGGCGGAACGACTTCGGGCTGGGTTGGTGAAGTGGCAGCGCGCCCTGAAACCAACACTCCGCAGCTTGCCAACGTCAAGCCGACGATGGGCGAACTGTATTGCAACCCGATGGCCACTCAGGTCATGCTGGACGATGTGCAGTTTGATGCCGAGGCGTGGCTTGCCGCGTCGATTGCTGAAGAGTTTGCCCGTGCTGAAGGTGCGGCGTTCATCAGCGGAAACGGCACTAACCAGCCTACCGGATTCCTTGCTGGCACGCCGGTTGTCACGGCTGACGCTTCGCGGGCTTGGGGTGTCCTCCAGTTCCGCGCTTCGGGTCAGGCTGCTGCGATGCCGACCAGCGTCGATGTCCTTATCAATATGGTTCACGACCTGAAGGCTGGGTATCGTCAAGGTTCGGTTTGGATGGCCAGCAAAGCCACCCTCGCCACGCTGCGCACTTACAAGGATACAACCAACCAGTATCTTTGGCAGAACTCTGTGCAGGCTGGTATGCCTAACCAATTCCTCGGGTTCCCCGTTGTCGAGGCTGAAGATATGCCTGCTGTTGGCGCTAACGCGTTCCCGCTGGCATTCGGTAACTTCAACGCGGGCTACCTGATCGTGGATCGCATGGGCACTCGCACCCTGCGCGACCCCTACACCAATAAGCCCTTCGTCGGTTTCTACACCACGAAGCGCGTTGGCGGGATTGTGCAGAACAGCGAAGCCATCAAGCTGCTGCGCATCCAGGTGTAATGATTATCGGGCGGGGGCCATGTGTCCCCGCCCTTTTTCTTGAGGTGCGCCCATGAAGTTTACGCAAGAGTTTTTTGGCGTGATCGAAGGCGAGATTTACCCGCGCGTTTTTGCGCCGGGAGAGGATTGCCCGCCTGAATTGCTGGAAGCGGCAAAGTCGGTTGGCGCGGTTCAATCCCCTGCCAAGCCCGCGTCCAAGGCAAAGGCGGCAAAGTGACCCCCTACCTCATCACCGCGCCGACCGTGCAGCCTGTTACGCTGGACGAGATGAAGTCGCATCTGCGCGTTCTGAGCACCGATGAGGATGCCGACATTGAAACCCGTCTGGCGGGCGCTGTAGCGCATCTGGACGGCTGGGGCGGCGTTCTGGGCCGGTGCATCATGTCTCAGACATGGGCGATTGATGTGACGGGCCCGGGGCCGCACTTGCTGCCGTTTCCTGAAGCGTCGAGCGTGACTGCGACGGGGATGGCTGGCGCGCTTGACGTTGTGGTTACGCGCGGCGCTGCGGGGCCAACAGTAACGATTGCGGACGCCGAGGCGGATGAGCCGCTGGCGATCCAGTTTGTGAGCGCATTGCCCTCGCCGCGCCTTCCTGCGGTGCAATCGCTGATTAAGCTGATGGTGCAGCGCGAGTTTGACCTGATGTCCGGGCCGGAAGCGATGGCTATGGACAGCGCAATCTCGGCGCTAATGAATGGTCTGCGCTGGAGGCGGGTGTGAGTAGCAGACACCGAGACTGCCTCATTAAGTTTGAGCGCGCCACGGTGACGCAGGACGAATACGGCGAAGAGATCGAGACTTGGGCCGAAGTGTTCAAGGAATGGGCGCGCACCTTCTACGGCAAGGGAAATGAGCGGCGCGAGGCTGCGGCTGATCGTTCCGAAATGCCGATCACCTTTTCCGTTCTGGCAAACATAAACACCCGAACCATCACCGCCCGCGACCGCATCCGCTACGATGCTCTGATCTGGAATATCGAAGGCATTGCCCCGGTCACACGGGGAGACATCGAAATCACCGCAGTTGCGGCACCTTGAGGAGTTCAATTCATGGCTGACCTTACCATTACCGCCGCCAACGTCGTCCCCGGTGCTGGCGCACGCATTACCAACGGCACCGCTGGCGCGACCGTCACCGCTGGGCAGGTGGTCTATCTCGACCCCGCCGACAACCGCTTCAAGCTGGCGGATTGCGACAACGCATCGGCCACTATCCGCGCGGCTTTCGGCATTGCCACGCACGGCGCTGCCACCGGCCAGCCCCTTGCTGTGCAGACTGCGGGCCAGCTAGCGATGGGCGCAATCCTTGCCGCTGGCGTGACCTACTACCTCTCGCCCAATGCAGGCGGGATTGCTCCGATTGCTGACATTCTTAGCGGCGATAACACCGTGATCGTCGGCATGGCGGCTTCCACTTCGGTGCTCAATGTCGGCATCGTCGCCTCGGGCGCGGCGCTGGCCTGATGAAAGTTGAGTTCAAGGGCGGCAAGGAATTGGAAGCCGCCCTTGCTCAACTAGGTGATAAGGGCGCGGCTCGCCGGACTGCGGAACGCGCCCTCAAACTTGCTGCGCAGCCTATCCGCGATGATTGGGCAAGTAGAGTTGATCTGCAATCGGGCGATTTGCAGAGGTCAGTTAAGATCGGCAAGCGCGCACAAACCCGCGCGACCCGCAAGTTCCGCAAGGGCGCGGGGCAGGATATTGTCGAGATATATGTCGGGATTGACCTTAGCGAAGGCGACCCGGCGCGCTTGGCGATTTATTCATACATCGAGGAATTTGGCTCAAATAGTCAGCCCGCCAATCCCGCAGGCCGCATGGCTTGGGAAAACAAGAAGATGGTCGCGTTTAATCGCCTAGCTGATGATTTGCGGTCTGAAATTGAAAAAACAGCGGCGCGGGCTGCGCGCAAGCGGGCGAAAGCGGGGCTGTGATGGAAAAGGCACTTCGCGCCCGCATCATGGCGGCGGCACCGGCTGTCGGCACGCGGGTCTATTGGGGCATCCGACCGCAAGGTTCGGCGCTCCCCGCGATTGTGCTTACGACCGTCTCGGATAACCGCGCGCAGCACATGAAGGGCTTTGCCACATACCAGGCCAAGCGCGTGCAGGTGGATTGCTACGCCACGACCTACGAGCAAGCAGTCGATCTGCGCGAGGCTGTGATCGCAGGCGTAGTGCCGGAAGCCGAGCAAGGCGTAACGCGGTTTCTGCGCAGCTTCGTCAATAACACCATGAGCCGGGGCGAAGACACCACCAACGGCTATGTGCACCGCCAGATGCTCGATCTGACCATCTGGCACGACTAACCGGCCTCCCGGCCTTTTCATAGGAAACCCCCACATGAGTGATGCACTGATCGGCTGGGATGCCGAGTTCTGGCTGGACAACGCATCCGGCATTCTGACCCAGATCGCGGAAGTGACCGCGATTACCCCGCCCAACCCGCAGACCGCTGACGTTGAGGTGACGAACTTCAAGTCCGCCGGTCGCCGCCGCGAATACATCGCTGGCCTGATCGAGGACGGCGAAGGCACGTTCGAGATGAACCTTGTGCCCGGTTCGGCCAGCGATGTGCTGATCCGCGCCGCGCTCAACGATGGCCTTAGCCGCTCCTATCGCATCGTTCTGCCGACTGCTGGTAACGGCTGGCAGATCGACGGCGACTGTATCGTCAAGGGTTACGAGCGCAGCATCCCGATTGACGACCGCATGACCGCGACTGTGACCGTGCGCTTCACTGGCGCAAGCACTGAAGCTGCTGCCTAATGGCCATCGCGCCGATTGACAGCAAGGTGACGGTAAAGGTGGGGGGTGACGAAATCACCCTCCGCCTTAACTTCCGCGCCCTTGCCCTTGCCAAGAAGGCCGGTGTTAACCTGCTTGCTGGCGGGCAAATGGACCCACTTGACATTGCCGTGGCGGTGCGATGCCTTGCCGCTGATGCTCACCCGAACATGACCGATGAAGAGGCGTTCGCGCTTGTGGTCACGGGCGGCGAAAGCGTTGGTAAGGCAATGGCTGACCTGTTCGCGG